ACGACCCAATTGGATCAAGTCTGTATCTACTTGTTTAGCCAAAGCGTAACCAGCATCAGCAGTATAGAACTGACGCAAGCTATTCAAGGCTTGTGCTTCAACGATGTCCTCAATGAAACGTGAGTATTCATAGTGCTTGTTGATCAACACTTGAACTTCAGTCTCAGTAGCAGCAATCAAAGTTACTGCAGTAGAGGCGGCTTTGGCAGAAGCAGAACCACGAGTGGGTGCAGGAATGTGAACTGTGTCACCTTTCTTACCACGGAAGTTCATCTTCATCACGATGTTAGCCAGAACAAGGTTCTTCTTGTAAGCGGCTACAATCTCATCACTCCAAATCTCTGGAATGAACGTTGCTGCGGTTGTTGTCGTTACCGCTGGGGTTGGATATGCCATGATTAAATCTCCTAAAAACGATGTTTAACGAACCCTTTTTTCCATGTACGCTTGCATGATTTCCTCACTCAAAGCGGCATAGCGTTCAGGGTCTTTCAATTGAAGCTGAATAAGGTCAGCCCTTCGATAAATCTTCTTCGATGATTCACCAGAACCACCCACATCAACTGCTATAGCCTTTAAGTTCTGCTTGCGAGTTGCCTCACCTTCATCACTTGCTTGCTTATTCCTTACGGAACGCAATTGCTTGTAAGTAGTAATCAATTCATTGGCAGAGTCAAAATCATATCCAGCATCGGCTTCTTGAAAGAGCTTTAAGCGAACAGGGCTAGACTTCACCCAATTTGCAAATTCCTGATCTTTTGCGATGTCGCCAAAATCGGGATGCTCTTGCGCCAACCTTTGCTGAACTTGCACCTTTTTCATCTCAAGGGTCGCTAGGCGAGCCGCTTGGACATCAGGGTGATTGTCAACAGTCCTTTGAATTGCTTTCTGTGGATTCTCAAAGAAATCTACTTCAGGCTCTTCCTGCTTTGTCTGTTGTTGTTTAGACACAAGGTTCTGTTTGATGAGTTCATCTGCAAGTCTTCGGACTTCGCCAACCTCTTGTGCTTGCTTACCAATGAGCTTTTCAGCCTCTTGGTGCATCTTCACAATCTCGTCTAAACTTTTATCCCTGTATTTTTCAGGAAGTTCAGGCTTTTGCTCTGCCTTCTGCTCTTCTGCTTCTAACTCACCCAACTCTTCTTTGTCATCATCAATCAACATACTTTTTCCTTTTTCCTGCCGTCAATCGGTTGTAGGACATTCAACTCGGCACTAATGCTTATGAGTTGGCTTTGCGTTCAGCCTTTAACTTGTCAATATGGCTTTTCTCAAACTTGGCGTGAGCCGAAGGAAATGAGCCTGACCATCCTTCCAACTTAAATGCTGGCGCTGAAAGAATGCGATGAGTTTCCTCACCACACTCACATACTAGACTTGTTGTCTCATAATCAACAAATCGCTCTGTTTTATGCCCGTTTTCACAGGCGAATTCATACATTCTTTTCATTTAAGTCCTCAAATGCTTGTTCGCTGACTTGCTTTAAGTTTTTCAGCCAAATAAGTATTGATAACTCACCTTTACGAAATTGTAGACCTTTTTCATCCACAATTGTTGAGATATTGTTTATTGGCTCAATCATCTTGTCAATATCTTCCATCAAATCTCGCCACCCTTGGGTAGCCATCATTGAGAATCTCTCTTCGTAATAGGTCTGAAGTTCTTTATTCATTGTTTAGTCATCTGTTTTTCAACAATCTTAGCCTTATTCTTGATATCTGCTTCTTTGAGCATCAAATCTGCAATCTTGACCCGTTTGTCAAACTCACGAGAAGCTAAATCATCCTGATTAGGGAGATTCTTGGTTGTAGCAGCCATGCTCTTAGCTTGCAACTCAATAGGCATCAGTTGAGCCTCTGTCAATAACTTCTGAGCCTCTGCCTTATTCTGCTCTGCTTGAGTCGTTTGGACTGCAATCTGGGCTTGAGCCAGTTGTAAGGCCAATTGTTGTTGCATTTGCTGTGCTTGTTGGGCTTGTGGATCGCCAGAAGCCATCTTGTCGAGCATTTGAACCAACTCATAGCGGTTTGACAACGATGAATTACCAATGATTCCCTTGAGAATAACTGGCAAAACAGGTGTATTTGGGCCAAGAGTCTGGAGTAGACCAATGAACTGTTGTTGTTCATGCTCACGAGCAATGATTCCCAATGCGGCAGTCGGAATAAACTTCATGTCGACAGTAGGGTAACGCTCTGGGTCAAACTGCATATAGCGGTAAGCAGCCTTAGAGATGAACGGGATCATAAAATCCTCTTGGAAGTTCACCAATGTACGCTTGTATTTCTTGATAATCGAGGCTACAGCCATCGAAATACCGCCTTGACCTGCATCACGGGACACGGCAGATACCATTCCCTGTGAATCAAGCGTTCCTGTAGCCTGTAAAAGCATACGCTCAAACTCTTTAGCAGTAGTCAGGTTAGAACCATCAGTATTGCCAAACTTGAATGGGAACAGAATCTCGTTGGGATTGCCGTTTGTCAGAATAGCTTTGCCTGGTTTAACCTCAAACTTAGCACCTCTAGGAAGACGAGTGGCATCCATAGCCATCATTGGGCTAGTGGTCAGGGCTAAAGAGTCTAGGTGTGAACGAACTTGGGCATCAATAGCCTTTTGAGAGTTGTAAGCCTTCTCGACAGTACCACGACCCAATAAGCGATTAGGAACTGTATCGTCCTGATAAGCAAGAATTGGGCGGTCTTTCATCATGTATGGATTCTTCTCGGCTTTGAGAAGAACGCCATCATTGGCAATCACCACAATTGCTTCGACCAGATCGGCATATTCGTCTTGGGTGGTGTCTTCAGGGAATAAATCCTCAACTTCACCATCTTCTGATTCCAGTTGGTCTAAATATTCACGAGGAACCAGACCATAGTAGGTCAACAACTTAACTTTATCGTCTTCGTATTGGGTAATCTCTTGGGTTGGCTCAAGGTCTGTGTCCATTGAGTCAGTACCAATCTGTACCTTACGATAGATTCCATCCTCTTGACCTTTAACGACCTTGTGGATAGAGACATACTTCTCAATCGCAACACCCATGCAGTCATCAATGGATGTTCCATTAGGGTCAAACAGGAAGTTACGGGGGTTAACAGGGACAATCTTTACTGCGATGCGGTCTTTTTCTACCACGCCAATAGCGGCTTGGGTTTGACCAGGGATGGGTTGTGTGGCAGGAACAAAGATTTTCTCTGTTTTGACAACAATCTCACCAATACCCGTACCATAAATCTCTGCCAACAACTCAATTTGGTCAATAGACTTGCGAATCTTATCGATCTTAAAGTCTTCCATAAGCTGATTCTTGATAGCAGCAACATCCAAAGGATTATTGTTGACATCACGGATATCGTCTTGGATATCAAAGAATTCGCCTTGACCAAATATAGCCTCCATGATTTCGGCATGGCGGGTTTCTACGGCTTGTTGGGTAGCTGGGGTGACGATTCGGCTTCTCTCGGACTCACGGGTGCGGTCTTGAACATCCCATTCACCATTGAAGATTCGCTCATACTCTAGCCAATCAGATAGGTAGTTTGTGTCTCGATAGTCTCTCCATCGGTCACAATGGTCTACAACGAAGGAAACCAGTTCCTTATCTGAATCGCTAGGCTCTTGGAATTCCATCTTATACCCCTGAAATAATGTCTAAAGGCTCCCAATCCTCGCTGTCATCATCCTCCATATACGAAGTAACAGCAAGTTGGTCAACATAACTGAGGGCATCTGGTAGGTCATCATGGACACCTTGGGCGGGAAACAACAACAGTTGATCTACGAAATCATCCCAGTCTTCCTCAGAATTTAACACAATTCTGCCATGCTCAAACCTTCCTTGCAATGCCCAGATGATTCGGTCTGCTTTTTTTCTATTCCCATGGGTCAAATCCTGAATATGAGCATAGACATTGTTTTTTCTCATCAGGTCGCTCAAATAGGGCAAAACAGCGTTCTTTAAAGCCCCCCTCTCTATCCCTACAGACAAAGGTTTGTAGTCTCTCACCGCCATCAGAATCTTAGATGCAGTCTCACGGATATCCCATCTCCCATGGATTATCTCTTTGACAAACCACTTCCCATCATCAGTAACCTTCACTACGCAGATAGCGGACTCATCCAGTCTCTTCTTAGCGTTGCCAGCTTGCTTCGCTACCTCTTCAAACCCCGCTAAGTCAATTGCTATGTAATAAGAGCCTTGTTCTGGTTCTTCCCCATACTTGATCCATTCTTCCTTGAAGATATTAGACCCAGCATTGGTAAACGATGCCATGTATTCTTGTTTGAAAGCAAAGGTACTTAGAGTCTTTTTGGCAGATTCAATCTCTTTAGGGTCGATCAAAGGGTTGTCTGCAGTCGTAAAGTGCCACGATTTCCAGTCCTCATCCTCACCAGACTCACCCAACTTAAAGGTATCGTGGAACCAGTTTCTCCCTTTAGGAGTCCCAATAAACAAGGCTCTTCCTCGTTTATCAGATAAAGACGCTCGGATAACTTGCTCCCAAGCCTCTGGCTTAATGTCTGCCACCTCGTCCAGTACGGCATAGGTCAAAGACACACCACGAAGGGTATCTGGTCTGTCAGCACCACGAACATATATCCTAGCCCCGTTTATCAGGGTAATGTCTAGGTTATTTACATGACTGCCCTGAATTACATCTCTTCCAAGGTCTAACAGTAAGTCCCAGATAATCTGCCTTGATTGTCCCATCGTAGGACTCACATAAAGTACCGCAGAGCCTTGTGGACACCTTAAACCCTCAATCAAAAGCGTAATAGCCGCCATACGAGACTTACCACACCTACGCCCAGCAGCCACCACCTTAAACCTAGTCTTATCCTTAAACACCTCTTGTTGCCAAGGAAGTAGAGAGAAATTCAAATCAGCCATACTTTGCCTCTACATCTTCTGGTTCTTCAGCATTTACTATCGTTGGCTCACCAAGTCCTGTAATGTTAATCGTTACAGCACTCCTCTGGCTCTTATCTTTCTCAAACATCGAGATAGGAAGTGTCCTGTCAATGCACATCTTCAATGCCGCCATTTGACCAGGATGCTCGTCATTCAAAGCAATCTCTATCACCTTCTGAGCCACATCCTTACCTCCAGACCGAATCATCAACTCCTTCAACTCCTTGAGCCTCTGGTGATCAGTCTTAGGCAATACAGCAGGCGGGTTATCAGCAAACCTCTGTATCGTCATCTTCACACTACCCTTTGGTCTACCACGACCTCTTTTTAATTGTTCCACTTTTGTCCTTTCTGGAAGTGTTTCCTGTTTTCCTTTTTTCTGAGGATAGGAGGCTCCATCAATTTCTTCACCCTCGACCTACCCCCTCCCCCCCCATACATCACCCAAACATAGGGTTTCTACTACTGTCTATCCATACAGCATAGGGTTTACCCTTAGCGATCCTAAATGCGAATGATTCTCATTTGAAATGTTCTATTGTTCTATTGTCCTAATGTCCTATCTAAATGCGAATGATTCTCATGCACCTTTTTAGGCATACCTTTTTCAGGGTACTAGGGTTTTTACCATTTAGTGTTTACCCTTATACGTTCCTTCTATCCTTACCTATCAAATCCTCATCATTGGGGTTGTTGTTTATTCACGACATAGTTAGTTACTAACCCTATTGTTTCAAATGGTTCATCTATTCTGTAACCTAGGGAATGCAAATGTTGGTAGAGGGCTAATAGGTTTTCGAAACCTTGGGAAATATTCCCTTGTCCTACAGTTAAAAGAATCTGTCTTTTAGGGTTGTCTAGTTTTCTGCGAAACTGGATTGTGTCAATTTTGGGTGGTCTAGCCATTGTCCAAAC